TATATCAGTGGTAAGAAGAAGGCTAGCAAAGCAAGGGTCACGCTGATTCTTGATACAGTACGTGAAATAGGCCAGGAATTGATAGCGGTATAATTGACCGCATCGTCTATCAGCTCTACGGCCTGTCAGAAGAAGAAATCAAAATAGTTGATCGATGTCTGCTGCTCAACTCAGGCATCTGCTGCACCACCTTGCCATCAAGCACTTTACCGTTGGCGTGTTTGTTGCGCTTGATACCGTCGCTGCCCCAAGTGCCCCATTGTTTGAAGAAGAAGGCGGCTCCGGTATGACAGGTACCAGGTACGTGTCATACCCGATTTCATCAACCGGGCTATCACGAACGAACTGAAGAAAGTGGCTGCATTGTAAAGCGGCCGACAAAACCAAGACACAAAGAAACGGAAGCCGCGCGGACTTCCGTTTCCTGGTTTTATCTTTAAAACAGATCAGAGAACCGTCCCGTGATCTACTCAAAACTTTTAATCCTCGCGCAAAAAAAGCCTCCCCGCTGCATTTCCGCAGGGGGAGGCTCTATTCGTCAAAGTGCACAATAGGGTCGGTTCCGCTGTGCACTACTGGTTGCTTTAATCTCACCTCCATTACTATCCCCAGCAGTGTGACGAGTATTGGTGCACATGCGTTCTCATATTGCTCTGGCCTGACTTCCATCATCATCCCCAATAGCGTGACGAGCATTGGGGAATATAACCAAGAAATCAAGGGTGAGACAAATGTGGAGATTATTTCCGTAATTGCCTGAAAGACTGCTGATTTTATGTATTCCATGTTTCGATGGGCAGGAATGCATATTGTGAAATATGACCATCGTTCCGTTACCAAATCGTTACCAGTCTCGTTACCGAAAATTGTATTGGTAACGAATGAGACCCCGAATTAGTCGGAGGCTCGGAAAAACATACATATTCGGACACATTCTTCCATACGGAGGACGCTTGTAATTGAGCTAATTTTGCAACCAAATTATAAGCGAGTATGAAAGATGAAAAATTCAAGGTGCTGCTCTACCTCAAAAAGAGCACGACAGACAAGAAAGGAAAGGCTCCCATCATGGGACGTATCACCCTTGGAAACTCGATGTCTCAGTTTTCGTGTAAGATTTCCTGCACCCCTGACTTGTGGAATCCCCGTGAAAGCCGTCTGAACGGCAAGAGCAAGGAGGCGGTTGAGGTGAACCGCAAGATCGAGCAACTGATGTTGTCAATCAACAATGCCTATGAGTCCGTAAAGGCACGTCAGTCGGACTTCTGTGCCGCTGACGTTAAGGCTGTCTTGCAGGGCAGCATCCAGTCACAGGTAACGCTGATGCAGTATGCACAGCGCATGAAAGACGAATGTCATTCACGCATCGGTGTTGACCGTGCCAAGGGCACCTACTACCACTACAAGGCTTTCTGCGACTACCTGCAAGCCTTCATCTTGAAGAAGTTCAAGACGGAGGACATCGCTTTTGGGCAACTGACAGAGCAATTCATCTATGATTTCCAGTCGTACATCTGTGACGAGTGCGGACATGAAGGCTCTGCCCGTCATTTCCTTGCCCTGTTGAAGAAGGCTTGCAAGGGTGCATTCAAGGAAGGCATTGCCGAAAGGCAATATTTCGCCCACTTCTCATTGCCGAGAAGACGCGAGACCACTCCCAAGGCTCTCAGCCGTGAGACCTTTGAGAAAATCCGTGACCTCCAGATTGACCCTAAGCACGAGGGGCATATCCTATCCCGTGACATGTTCCTGTTCGCCTGCTACACTGGCGTACCCTACTCTGATGTGGTGTCCGTCACGGATAATAATCTCTCCATCGACGAGGACGGCAACCTCTGGCTGAAGTACCTCCGTCGTAAAAACGAGAACCGTGCAGCCGTGAAATTGCTGCCGGAGGCGATTGCCCTCATAGAGAAGTACCACGACGATACACGAAAGACGCTCTTTCCGTATGTGTTCCACCGTACCCTCCATGCCCATCTGCGCGGCATATCGGGCTGGATAGGTCTGAAAGAACCCATCCACTTCCACCAGGGACGACACTCGTTTGCCAGCCTGATAACGCTTGAAGAGGGTGTGCCATTGGAAACCATCAGCAGGATGCTCGGTCATACGAACATCAACCAGACACAAGTCTATGCCCGTGTCACCCCGAAGAAGCTCTTTGAGGACATGGACAAGTTCATTGAAGCAACCAAGGATTTTAATTTCATCACAAAATAAGGAGAAACGATTATGAGAAGTACATTCAGCCAACTGTATTACATCAACCGTGCCAAGGTGAAGACCGACGGCACCACAGCCGTCATGTGCCGTATCACCATTGACGGAAAGAGCACCGCACTGACAACGGACATCTACTGCCGTCCGGAGGACTGGAACGCAAAGAAGGGCGAAATCTCCATTGCAAGGGACAACAACCGACTCATCGACCTGCGCAAGCGGATTGACACCCTCTATGACGAGCAACTGCGTGAGAACGGGGTCATCACTCCCGAAATCCTGAAGAACATCATCACTGAAAAGACAAAGAAGCCGACAACCCTGCTGCAGATGGGCGAATGGGAACGTGAGCGTCTGCGCATCCGTGCCAATGAACTGAACAAGGTGAACACCTACCGCCAGAGCCGTAGCCTGCAAGCCCATCTGCAAGAGTACCTGCACTCGCTCGGCAAGAAAGACATTGCACTGATGGACATAGATGAAGCCTTCGGGCAAGGCTACAAGGTGCATCTGGTGAAAGGCAAGAACCTCGGCCCAGCACAGGCTAATCATTGTCTGATATGGCTTAACCGCCTAATCTGGTTAGGCGTGGATATGGAAATCCTGCGCTGCAATCCAATAGAAAATGTGGAATATGAGAAGAAGATACAGACCCGTCATCGCTTCGTGAACCGTGAGGACTTCAAGAAACTGCTTTCAACCCCGATGGCTGACGACCGCATGGAGATGTTCCGCCACTGGTTTATCTTCTCCAGCCTGACGGGACTTGCATACGTGGATGCCCGTGGCTTCTACCCTCACCACATCGGCAAGACAGCCGACGGTCGGCGCTATATCCGCATCAACAGGCAGAAAACGAAAGTGGAGTCGTTCATCCCCCTGCACCCTATAGCAGAACAGATACTCGGCATGTATAACACCACTGACGATGAAAAGCCCGTATTCCCGTTGCCAACCCTCAACAGTGCCTGGTCGGACATCCACGAGATAGGCTTTGCCATCGGCAGGACTGAAAATCTCTCGGCTCACATGGCCCGTCACACCTTCGGCACGATGCTCGTATCAGAAGGCATCTGTCTGGAAAGCATCGCCAAGATGATGGGACACTCCAGCGTGAAGAGTACACAGGTGTATGCCAAGGTCACTGACGACAACATCAGCCGTGACATGGACAGGCTGCAAAAGCGAAGAGAGGCAAAGGGACTGACGACCAGCGACACCACGGCAGAGCACAACAAGGCACTGCTTCAGAAGAAACTCGACCGTCCGAAGGAACTGCTGCGTGAAGACCCACGACTGGCAGTGAAGAAAGTCGGACGTCCCAAGAAAAACCTATTGTATCACATTCCAAAAGACTGACAGTTTATGACAAACATTTCAATGATTCCCAAGGATGTCTTTGAGCGAGGCATCATCAGAATGACAGAGGGCGGAATTATCGCCATGCCCGAAAAGGATGTGTGGATGACTGTGGACGAGATAGCGGACATGCTTTTCGTCCCGTCAGCCGTCGTGTTCCGCACGATACGCTCTATATATAAGAATAGTATCGCGCGTGAGGAAAACACTCACGGTACATTCCGCTTGTTCCCTTACCGTCCAAACTGGAACATAGACGTGTATAACCTTGAAATGGTTATCCGTCTGGCTTACGCCATCGACAGTTACAACAGCCACAAGTTCCGCAAGTACATCATGAACCGACTGATGGGCAGACCAATGTACGAAAACGTCTGCCTGACGTTGGAACTTCCACCGAGATAGGAGTAATAACTATCCTACAAACTGAATCCGCATCACCTATTGCCGTTGCAATGGTGGTGCGGATTCTTCTGTAATAAGTATCTATGAACGAAATGATTGAGTTTCCTATGTTGATGACCACTTGGCTGGCTGGTAGTTCCTATCAAGAAGTTCCTGCACGTCCTGCTCCTTATAAAGTACCTTGCCCTGACAATAAGTAAAGGGAATCAAGCCCTTGTTGCGGTACTGCTGCAAGGTGTGTCGGCTCACTTTGAGCATTTCCGACAGTTCCTTGTCTGTCATGTATCGCACACCGTCCAGCAATGGGCGGTAATGCTGCGTAGCCATTTCGTGCTGTTCCAATGCCTTTCGGATGCGTCCGTAAAGGTCGGTGAAATAATCCTTCGTGATAATGTCCTGTCCTAACATGATGATTCTATTTTGATGGATTGACTATTTCTGTTTCCTTACTCTTCGGGGACTTCTCCGCCAGTCCGTCAGCCAGAGCCTTTACGTCTTTTGCCTTGTAGTACACCCTGTGCTGGAACTGCGAGAACGGCAACTTGCCCTGTTCCCGTAGCGAATAGACCGTGCGACGGTCCAACTGAAGCCCTGCGCACACATCAGCCGTGTCGAGCCATTGCTCCGGCTGCTTGTCC